CCGGTTACCGCCTCGTCATTCTTCCTCGATTTTCGGCTCGTTGGATGCTGGCGCATGTACTCCCTTAGAGGTTTGTGTTTCCCCTGGCTCGACAAGTTGACCGGGGATTGCAGTGGCGAGTCCCATGTCTATAAGCTTGTCCGAGTTATCGGGGTTTTGTACGAATTCTAGAAATTTCGTTGGGTCGTTGTTGAAGTTGCGCCGAGCTTGAGCCGGTAGTTCTTCGAACATTGAGTTTGCGGTAGCTATGGTATTCATAGCTTCATGGTATGAGACTGGTTCTATATCGGCATATTGTGCCTGATGTTTTGCTAGGTGGTCTATTACACCTGTTTTGATGTATCGCCGCATGACGTTGTTAATATCGCATTCTTCTTTGAATTGCTGTTGTGTCATTGTCGGTTGTGTGAATGTGATGGAATGACGCCTTACAGCGCGTTTTCCATTATTGTTTCTGTTTTTCATGGCTTTTTTCCGTATTTGTATTGATGATTTGATGGATCTATCCAGTGTAGATCTTTGTATTTTGCCCTTTTTCTGTAAAGTGCTATGTATTTTCCTCGTTTGAAATATTTAATTCCGTCCTTTGTTGTGAACGGTCCGGTTACTTTTGGCTGCCGAGTTTCAGGGTAACTGCGTTCCTTTTTGTTCCCTTCGTCGTGTGTTTCTCGTAGTGCTTGCTTGATGGGTGAAGACCGCTGCCCTTCACTTTTTTTTTTGGATCCGTGGTGATCTCTGACTTGCTCTTCTCATATTGATCTGCGAAATCTTGAATATGTTTGGCGGCTGACACGCCTTTGCCTTCGAGGTAGTCGCCTAGAGATTTCAGCCAAGAGCCCATGGTACCGACGCCACCCAGTGCGTCGGTTTTGGCCTGGGTAAGTCCTATGTCGGCCTGTTGTTGCCTGATCGCCAATGCCGATGCAACTGCCGCTCCCTGAATATTTTGGGATTGACCCATTGCGCCGGCGGAAGATGCGCCGGCAGAACTCGCGCCCGCCGGTGAGGATGCGCCGCCACCACCGGCGGCTAGTATGGGATTAAGTCCGGCTGCCTTTAGATCGGCAACCTGTCGTTGATGTGCTGATCCTGACATTCTTTCCTGAAATTCCATTTGCTTAGCTGTGGCCTGATTCTGATGTGCCATTTGTTTCGCGTTGGCCTGTGTTTGGAAATCCATTTGTTTGTCGGCCATTTTTTCGGAAGATTTTTGCTGTTGATAGGACCCGTAGGCCGAGGCCGCGCCGCCGAATATATCGCCGACGACTGGAATAGAGGAGAGGCCTCCAGTGAGGCCTCCCAAGATTCCCGCCCCAGAGCCGCCAGATAACGCTTTTTTGACTCCGCTGAATAATCCCATCAGAAGTGGTCGATCATGCCGGGAACGCCGTAGAGAGGCATAGGACGCGCACAGCGTAGTGCAAAGTATACGTCCATTATAAATTGTGGCTCGTCTGGCGTGGCTATGATCCTGTCAATAGGTGGGTTGTCCTGTATGAACTCCGGTGACAAGGTGGGTAAATTTTCGAAGTCCTGGGCTAAATGCCAGACGTCGACAGAGGTAGCCGCCTTTGAACGCATTAGGTTAGTGACGACGGAAGGTTTATAGCGGAATTCGGCAAAGATCTCTTGATAGCCGAATACGTCCTCGTCTGCCGCTGTCCCTTGTGCGAATATTTCTTTATTCAAGACAGCTTGTTCACCCAGATGGCTTAAGGCCGGATAGTAGTGATCGTAACGCGTGCGACGCGACCACATGCGGTTTATTCCGTCCTGATAGGTTAGGTCAGCGCGGATATTAACGAATCCGATTACATGGCCGTGCTCGGTGAAGGATTTCGTGAAGCCGTGGCCTTTAACGTGAGCGGTACCGTAGGCCGCCAAGTTGCCTTGTGGTGTTTCTGCACCTGGGCCACCTGATAGCGTATCTGATGTTTGTGGAACCGGTGTGATATTAATAGGCGTGGAGCCGCCGCCTAAATATTCTGGGCGTTGCAGTCTGAAATCAGGATTTGTGACGCCGAAGTGTGCTTTGATTGACTCGGTGTAACGGGTGCCGGATCGCATATCGCGCTCAAGCATTTTTTGCACCTGAAAGGCTTGCCGTAGCTCATTTATGGTTGCTGCTGTTGCGTCGGTCAGATCCGCGTACAGAGGTGCAGTACCAGACGCGGTGGTCGCGATATTTGCGACCGAAGTATCTGTACTGATATTCCGAACATTTTCGGTTGTATTTAGACCTACCGTGATTACATCGCCTTGCGTGCCATCTGCATTGATGGGTGCCTGGGTACCTAGTGGCAGTTTAACAGAATCGCCTTTCTGGGGTGCAGGGAGCGACGAGGTAAAATAATCGTGACGCTTGCCCCTGATGAATAGATCATTGCCGGTGGTGTCTGGCCCGTCTCCTTTGGGTATGTCGATTGAATCTTGGAGGTTTTCATCTCTGAACCACTCGTTCCAACATAGGTCTGCCGCGCGAAAGGGTAATGCTGACACGCTGATATTGTCGACACCAGTAGGCAGAGCAAAGAAGTCAGCTTTGCTACCGAGAGGGAACCCGCCTGATGGCGCGGGAAATTCTGGTACGAGATAGTCGATTGAATCACCTGGGTTATCCTGTTGGCCGTTGAGTTTCTCCCAATTGTCCCATACCAGTCGGTTTGGTATGAAGAAAAAGAATGTTTCGAGGAACATATTGTCCATCGTTGGCTTTATCGGCGTCGCCAGTCTGGCTAGTGCTGTTGTGTTTAGGTTGAATGTATCGCCGGGTAGTATCTCATCGACGAAGAAGGGATAGAGGTATTGAGCGTCGATTGTTGTTTTATATCCGCTTGAGCGATCGAAGGACGATCGGGGTATATCAGCGGTCGGTACCTGGCTAAAGTGATTTTGGCCTGATGTTGATTTCATTCTGTTTCCTCGTTTCTTTTGAATTCTAGGGCATTGCCCAAGTTAATGGGTGGGTCGTTTGAAATGATTTGCGCGCTCGCGTCGTCGAATGCGCCAATGTTGAACAGGGTATAATCGCCGGCATTTTTGCAGAACATGTGATTAGGGTCGTTAGCTGCATCGGTAAATGCTCTAAGGGCTTGTCCTTGTTCGGGGAATAAGAATGGCTGAATATACGCCATTGCTTTTGAATCGTAAACGGAAAATATTTTATGTTTCATTTGTGTAGGTCTCTGTAGAGGGAATCAATTTGTCTTAGTTTTACTTGTTCTCTATCACGTAATCGGCGGGGGGTTTGATCTGCCGCGTGTGAGATTGCTTTTGTTTTTCTTTCTGCTTTGATCTTATCAAAGGTGGGTACATCGGAGGATCGTAGTAGATTCTCGTAGTATCTTGGGGTTTTGACGTTTTTGCCTCGGTAGATCGTTGTATCGTATGGAAATATGTCCGAATGATATTTGCTATACCAGTCCAGAGCGATACCTGGCCTTCTGGACATGTCGGAATATTCGCTTGCAATTTGTCGTACCTCGCCAGTAATTTCGCATACGCTTTCGTAATGGGCATGTTTTTCTTCTCCTGTGATTTTATCAATGATATATCGGGCGCAATAGGCCGCGTTGCCGATGGTTAAGTCTTGAACGGTGCAGAATCCTTTGCCCCATTGATGTTCAAGAGATGGTGATACATATGTGAATATGCCTTCTTCTTCATTGAATACTTCGAGATCGTCCCAGGTATGTCCGAAGATACACATGTGGTAATGCGGGCGGCGTAGCTCGCCGTATTCGCCTGAATAGTAATAGCGAATTTTTTTACCTGTGTTTTTTCTAAGTTTCTTTAGGAACTTTTGTACGTGTGTTTTTGTTAATGATCGATCATAGGGTAAATGATCGTCGTTGTAAGTGAGTGTTATGAATTGCGATTGTTCATCGCCGTGCATTTGTTGCTCATGCATTATGCGGATAGCCCATTGCTGTGAATAGTCGAGGCGACAACCGATGCACTGCCCGCAGGGTAATTGTAGTGTTTCCTGATCGGGCTTTTTTGGCAGGCCGAAAGAAATTAT